TTTGGAGCCCGGACCGCCTTTTCCACCGCCGTGGTTAGATCACCTTAGTAGGCTCACAAAAGAAGGAGAGGAAACAATCTATGTAACAGAACCCTACTACCTTGATGGAGAGAGTTTTGTGGAATTAGGAAAAATCATTCGTGATGGATGGGATGTTGAGATTCGTCTGGGGAATTCTATTCATAACCCCGGTGAAGCATTACCAATCTGGATTTCAAAAGAAAAGGGAGATCGATGAGTAAGCAGAATTTAATCGAAGAAACTCGCATCGGATTATGGGGGGAAAAAGAAGACCCACGACCTTGGACTGGCATTCGTTCCATACCAGAAAATCTTGTTTTGACCGCGAAAGAAATGGCTGAGGACATTGAGTGGTATGTTCGGGAATCTGGACATACGGGAACCACGTTTCCACTACTAGAGGACCGATATGGAAAACAAATGTCTGGTAATTTCACAATGAGTTTTCCGAAGCGCAACTTTGTCCTCTGGGTCGATGTGTCAGAAACATTTTGTGAGGCGCTGGATATACTAGGCGTGTTTAATTTAGATCGTGGGAAAATACATATCCATCCAAGTGATCCTATGGCTTATTTGATAGATGGTGGGACCTTGAATATTCCTGTTGTCAAACAACCGAATCATCACTACAAAGATCCTCGATGGCTACCAGTTTCATTTTATATCGGTCACAAATGCGAAGATGGCACACCGTGTCCCAACTCAACAAAGAACATAGAGAAATCTGACATTCAATATCAAGGAAACGGATAAGAACGTCAGAAGGGGGGCGTGGGTTTGCAGTCGCCCCCCTAGCAGGAGGTGGATGACCGTGACTACGCAGTCATCACCAATAATGAGCCATTCTTAACGTGAAGAACAAGAATGGCTTCAGGAGTATACGAGAAATCGTTCGAGAGGTAAAGGAGTACTGTCATGGAGAGACGCAACAAGAAATCAAAGAAGATGAAGATGGTTGAAACCCAGTACGGAGAGCCACTGGAAACACTTCTTCCCCGTCTGTATAACCTGTATCAGGGGTTGCCCGGTATGGTCGATCATATGAACCTGAACAAGTCAACGATATGGAGCTGGATGATGCGGCTCGGAATTGCTGTTGAAACCAGGGCATACGAACCGGAAGAGAAAACGATTGAGGAGAAAGAGTTTAAATACAATGAACGCATTCGAGACTTGGAACGGTTGAGTTCCCAGTACAAGCATTCATTGCAAGATACAAACGATGAAAACAAGAGGCTGAAAGAGGAGCTGGAGTTTGCCAAGAGGAGTTCCGGTACCGTTTATTGATGATACAATGATGCGGTTACGAGTTCTGAAGCGGGCTCGTAGCCAGCGGAGAGGGTAGGGGTTCTCTGACCCCTGCTCTCAACCACTCTTTTAGGCAACGAGGCCACTGATACGGGAGACGTTGCCACCGCAGGCATTACATGACCCACGTAGGCTGCGTCTCCCATTCTTCAACAGAACTTCCTTCACTTCATTCATTGGGTGCGTGTGTCTGCATTTCATACAGAACGCCGTGACACTCGGTACTTGTTTCACGAATGGCTTTGCCATCCACTTCAAAAACCCAAACATATCATTCTCCTATTCCTACGATGGCGGGCTAATGCTCACCTCGACATTATCCTCGTTGTCAAACGATTTATAAATTACACTGGTTGCGATGGTAAAATCCTTTGTTGCAAAACCATCCCCAGCACCAATTTCATTCAATATGATCTCAAGCGTTCCTGCCTTGATTCTCGACAGCGAACAGGCGCCACCCTTGGTATATAAATTACTCAGGATCAGGCGATCCACTTTTCCATTGACTCCGCTGGTAGCGGATGTGATTTTCAATTGGTCGTAGTACCCACCGCTTGTGACCATCGCATCGGCGCGATTTCCCCCACCGATTCCCCTGGCCCTAGGTGTACCGGCCACTGCTGCAATCGACTGCCCATCACTGGCGTTCTGCTTGACGATCAGGTGATGCGCCTCGATGTTCGCAAGTGTCATGGTCGTGCATCTCCACCGGTCAACCGTCATATGGCCCACTTCGAGATATGTTTCCGTGAACGCAGGATCAACGACAGCTGGCAAACCGCCAACGATAACCGCTGATGATTCACCGGATGGGAGTGCCGAGTTTGCGTAAGCGGTTCCGATTGTGACGTTCTCGATTTGTAGCAGACCGACGGGTGTGGAGCCTAAATCAACACGGAGGGTATTGTCGTCATCATAGTATTCCGTCGGGATATCAGCAGGAGCAGAATAGACTCCGGAATCCCCAGCGCTGAAACTTTTTCCTTCCATGACTTCATTGACAACAACCGTGGAGGTAACGGCGGTTGATGCAAACAGAAAAGTCCCGGCCATCTGTGGCGAGAACCCCATCGCCCTGAGGAGAGAATAGGGCGACTTGAGGAGGGTAAATGTTCTCCGCCAGCGGTCGCTTTCGTCTTGGAGATAAGCAACCTTGGCCAATATCCAGTCGCGAGAATCCCGGAGCGCATAATAAGTTGTCCGCGGAGATCCCATCAGGACATGGAAGAACTCCACAGCCAGGCGGAAGGGCGCCAGCGAGAAGCTGAGTAGGAAACCAGCCAGCCAGATCAATTCAGACCTAACACCTACTCCAGCTTTGCCCATAACTCTCCCAGATTTTAATCTGAGAGCCCCAAAATTGGGCCATGGTAGCGATATCATTCGGATTCCAGCACTTTCATGCCTAATGCGATAATTCCGCTCGATGCTCCGGCTGCAATCTCAACGGCTTCATTCATGATGCCGATCACGCTGAGCCCACCCAGCACAATAATCGCAATAAAGATCTGAGGTCGAATCTTTGATATCCAGTTCATATTCCTACTCCTTACGCAGTGTCAAAAGCGCTCATTGTCCACGATGATTCGTTCTGGTCGCGCTCATACACACGCACACGTTCCTTGATTACATCATTGAGATAGGTTGTTAGCTCGGCCTGTGTCACAGCATTGCCATCTGCCGGAGTAATCGGCCCCTTGAATGCTGCAAGCGCACGGTTCATGTTCGCCGTCGAATAGCTGAGAGTTATATCTGGCATTACCTTGCTCCTTCAATCAGCGCCATCTTGTTCTCCAGCGCTTCCAGTTTCTGTTCCAATTGCTTTTGCCTGACATGTCCTTGCCATATTGCACCGTTATGTAATCGCTGCAATTGCGTCACGTTTGTCAGGCCACCGTTCTCTATTGTATCTCCAAGGATTCCAGCTTCAATCAAATCCTTTTCGTTGTAGTCAACGAAATTATCCCACTCTGTCCGAATCGTGTCGCCACGGGTCTGCTCCAAAGCACGGACCAATTGCGCGTCATCGTAAGAGTCAAAAGTCTGGGCCGAAGTGACGCTGTACAAATCACCGTCTTCATCCACAAGTATCCGTGTCGCCATCGCTCCACCCACCTGTGCACGTAGAGTGAAGACGTTTCCATTTGAAGCGATATTGTCTGACGAGTTGCTCCCGTCGTGCTCTTCCACCTGAATATCGACCAAACCGTAGCCAGACGTTGTCTTTGTCGTCGCAGCCGTTCCGCCACTTGATCGGATAATTGTCACGAGGTCATTGGCCCCATTCTCGGCAATACTGTCGATGATTAAGCCCCCAAAATTTCCTGACGCTTGTAGGAACGACGCATACGTATCCGTCTCTGCACGACCTGTGCGACCGTGTGCAACGCCGCTTCCTTTGAATGCCATGATCTTATCCGTGTTTGAGCCCTGATTGATCGTCAGTCCTGTGCTGATATCGCCATTCGCTGAGTCGTTCAGGTAGACAGAGGCACTAAATGTGCTTGTCCCAAAAGCGTTTGATGCAGCCGTGGATGTGATACCGGCCGCTGCTGTGATCCCGCCACCATCTGCAATGGTGATTGCATTGTCCCCATCCGTGTATCCAATACCTGTTGTCTGTACTTCTCCGGGAACATTGATTCCTGCCGCTGCGTCGAGGATCTTCATATTGGTTGCGTCACCGTTATCCGTGAAGACCAAGTCTTTTCCATCAACGGCAAGTTTCACCGTGACATCCCCAGAGTTACCTTCAGTAAGTCTCAGGACCTCGGTCCCACCATCTTCCAGTATCCAGATACCAGATGCAGAATCCAACTCGATGTTCCCTGCTGCATCCATCGTGATCGCACCATCAACTGTGACATTCAGATTAGCGGCTGCGGCTGCGTTATCCACGGTGGTGATATTTAAGACCCCGTTGGTTGCGGCAGCTATAGTCACTGTGTCGCTGGTACTTGGGGTCATGACGATACTGTCATCCGTGATGACTGTCGTTCCTATCGTGAAGTCAGTGGTTGCATCAATTGTCTCAGATGTAATTGCTGTTGCACCTGTTATCACACCCGCATCGACATTGACCGTTCCATCCAGAACAATCGCTGATCCACCCGCAGGGTTGAGGTTGAGGGCTGCGGCAGATGTAATCGTTAACGCACCGGAACTCGTTGACCATGTCGATGCCCCTGCTGCCGTGATGGTTACGGGATTCCCCGCTATCGTTGCACCAGTTGTTCCGTCGTGTGTAATCGTGAAGTCATTCCCAGCTCCCATGTTGAACACGGAACTGTCGCTGGTCAGGCTCAAGTCGTCACCAACAGTTGCATCACCTGCTATGGCTACGCTGGAGCTTGCTGTCGTCGCATGAGGCGTGATCGTCAACATCGTCACGTAGGAACCTGCTGACGCAATATCGTTTCCAATCGTCAGAACGCCACCGTCAGCGACGTTTACCTTCCACTCGTCACCTGCATCGTCGCCCTGATCGGCCATGAGGTAGAGGACACCAGCTTCTCCTTCGCCACCTTTAATGGTGAATGAATCAATTTCATAGCTGATCTCCGCAGCTCCGCCAGTCGTCGAGTTAATTGTGAACACATCTGTTATCGTTCCGGCGACGGAGACGCCAAACCGAAACTGGCCATCCTCTGACGTATTGGATACGTCCGTCGCTTCCGCAGTCATCCGTGCAAATTCGTGGAGATTTCCCCCGTCATCTGCTAACTCGAACGAGATGTAAATCTCGTCGCCATCTGCCCGCGTGGTGTTCGCTCCCCGGAATATCGCGACCTGGTTGGACGCACTATTTGTGAGGTTGGTGAATGTACCAGCAGGTGTCCCTGCTGCCGCGTTGTTCCGGACATCGATCTCCTTGAGAGAAATCTCGTCGTCCCAGCGAATACGCCTGACTGATGTACCGGATGTAATCTCGACATCGTACCGATCCTGGTCGGCCTCAGCGAAATACCATAGACCGTTGCTATCGGTCGTGACTGTCGAGCCCTCCTGCGTCGTCGTTCCCGTCTCTAGGAGCTTGACGGACGCACCAGACACCGCAGTCCCTGCGTCATTGAAAACATATCCGCGAAAATTAACTGTCATCTCAGCCCCCTAGCTGGCTATGGTCTTTGTAGTTAAGAGCCTCCCGGCAATAGTATTCCGGATCGTTCAGAAGATCATCGTCATCAATGAATATCAAACTAATCCCCTGCCCGGCCATCTGCGCCCGTGCCATCAGGTCTCGACCCCGCACTTCCACACCGAATTCGTAGTGATAATACACCCCTTGCACGTTCACCGCCAAATCTGGAGGATTGGTGAACATGAAGTCCAGAACAACGCCACCCTTGTCCAATCGACCGCCCATCAGGGGGGACTGGTAAGTGAAGTCCTCTCCGGGCTCCTTGCCCAGAGAGATAAACGTGGAGTATGCAACCCACTCTGGGATCGAACCTTCCCAGTTCTCTGGAACCTCGATTTGTGACGCCTGTGTTGTCACGCCTTATCCCTCCAAGATCATGAGCCAGGAGATTTTATCGTTGTGCGTTGCGGCATCCACATAGAAAATGTTTGCCGGGACCGACCCGCCAAACTCACCAAAGTTTAATGACACCGTGTTCCCTGCGCTGAGTTCATATCCCAGTGACGCGCTGACATCACTCACGCCCACATAGGCCAATCCAGAGTTGCCTGCCAGTGCCTTGAACTGCACCTGCTTGACCCTGTTCGTGACGTTGTTGACCTGTACTCTTGTCCCGGCACTCGACACATTCGTAATTCCTGCATCCAGACGCATACGTCCTCCTAGGGTTCGGCCACGGTGATTGTTGTTGAACCACGCTCATCATGACCTGTAAATTCCAGACCAGTTGCACTGGTCACATCAACATAATAGTTCCGTGTTCCACCGCCATCATCACGGAATGTGAACTCCACGAGAGTCGTTTCCTCAATTGCCGACACCAGCTTCTCGCGTAGGTCTTGCGGCGTGTTTCCTTTATAGTCATGTGTGAGATCAACATCCACCTGATGCCCCCACTTCGCTGGCATCTTCTTGCGCCACTCCAACGTCAGGCTCACGACATCAGGGCTTTCAAACTTCTCCAGACCCGTTGTCGTTGCATCGCTTCGATTCAACGTCAGCTTGAACTTGATGGCACGGAACCCTGTTCCCAAGGAAGACCCAAACGTGTAGACATGTGTTCCGCTTGCCGCCCCCATCGTGGATGCATCGAGGCTAGGAACAGCCGTCGTGTATGATTCCGCATAGTCCGTGGCATATTCCACCTTGACCTTCTCTGTGGATGTCAGGTCCTGCGCTTCGATCCGCAACTTGAGTGCCAGCTTATCAACTTCGCTCTGGCCTGCATTGAACCACGGTGTTTCATGAATACACTCCTCGGCGTACTCAAACTCGGCCATCTCAGAAGGATTGATGATCGCTGGAGGCAAATTCATGAACCAAACAGAATTGTTGTGCCCCCACCATACACGATATTCCTCGTCGTAAGAACTGGAAACATGCATTGAATCAAGGCCCTTACCGAGGTTTCCGCTCAACCATTTTGTTTCCCATCCCATCTCGTTGTAGCCAACGATACTGCTGTACCCTGCGTCTGATTCAATCACGGGTGAGTGCCCAGTTTGTGTCGTTCCCTGTTGATATGGGATTGATGTACTGGCAATTGATAGAGGGGAAAACCGTGCATCAATTCCAGCCAACAATTCATTGTGTGATCCCTCCATCATTCGGATCGCACCGCGCTTGTCAAAAGGCATACCATCATCGCGATCTGGGCCCACAACGGTAATCACCGCACTGTTGCTCCCGTTGATATATTTATAAAGCCCTAGACCGCTCGGAATGTAGACAGAATCCCTCCATCGGGTTGTTCCCTTTCCGTTCTCTGAATGAATCGGGAACTCCATTTGCGTCTCTTCAAACCGTGCGTTATCCGCGTTGTGCATGAAGAGTCCTTCTTTTGTTGCAACATAGATGTTTGGAATGCCTGCTGCATTCCGGGCGACAAACATTGCCGTCACTGACCCGTCCGGTAAGGGAAGAACGGCATCATTAACCTCTGTTCCAATGGTTGTCGCGTACCAAAGCTGACCAGTATAGCTAATTCCCCAGAGGCGATCATCCCAGACAGTCAGAAATTGCGTATCCTTTGCATCATTCGATGTCCATGACGATCCGTCGTAATGCGTGTACCCACTCCCATTGGCGTCATAATGTGCAAACACAAGGTGCGAATTTCCTGAAGCATCCGTGAAGACAACAGAATCTGTGACCTGATCTTCTGTTTCATCCAGCGCACTGCCCCAGCTATCACCCGTGTTGTTGTACTTGAAAATCTTTGCGTTCTCGCTGTTGCTTCCATTCCATGCAGCGTACACTTCGTCGCCATATGTGTTGATGGCGCCAATCGTTGCATCCGTCAATCCATGTGATGGGGCTGTCGATTCTGTCGCAAGTCCTGGCAACACGAGATGGTTCTTGTAGCGGAGCTGGGCAGTGGAATACCACGCCCGTGATACCTCACCCGCACCCTCCATGCGGTTGATGCCGATCCCTCCACGCCAGTCCGACCATGCAACAATCGAGGATCGAAGCTGATCGTCCTTTGACGTATCGCCGATGACGACCTTTGCCGGGTACAGCGATGCGAGGACACTGCGAACAGGCTTCGTCGTCGGGAAATAGGTATCATTCAAATATATTTCGTTGCTATCAATCACTGAGGCAGGCATTATTCAACTGACCGCGCATTCACCAAGAATGGTAATGCCTTTCGCGCTCTTTCTGTCTGGGCCGCCCAGTACGCAGAAAGCTGCCGCTTTGCGTCAGGGTCTGTTGCTGGGCCACCTGACGTTGAAATCAACGCCAAGTTCACCGTATTGGCGATCACGAAGTTCTCGCTAACCTCAGTGCCTGTGTCATCAGACCCAAGCAGGGCTGGCTTGTCGCCACCCTTGATTTTCATCAGATGGTAGCCGATTGTATCCTGTCCATCACGGGTCAGGATGAGATCCCGCGCCTCTTTATCGATGCGCCAGTTCCGTCGAGGGAGTGTTTCCCATTCAGCCGTGTCATTGGCAACCGCGACAATGTCGTCAATCCATATCGTGACACCTGCACCAAGATCGGCATCATGTTCAAGACCAACAGAGACAATAGCCGTGTCTACCTCTGGATTCGCTAAAGACATTCTGGCGAAAGTCCACGTATCCGGTGATATAGCTGGGAGGTTCAGGCTTTCCTTGTCGCTTCCATCGGCTGTAACCGTGCCATCATCAAGGTGTAATTTGATATTACCGGCAACAAGAGCGCTACCGATCCCTGTGACTTTGATCCACATCTCAATAGTGTCGTAGGCCGAGATATCGGTAGAAGTAATAGAATCTGCAATAAATGCACCCGCGCTTGCCCCGGCAGCAAGTGCAATTTTTAACGATTGGGTTCCCTGTTTTTTATCTTTCGTGTCAAGCGACAGGGTGAATCCTGTTGGGGCAGACACTTCGTCAAATGTAGTGGCACACGCATGAATCCGTTTACTACTGATCTTGTCCCTGTACTCGATCTTGTTGATCATGGAGATATCACTTGGAATATCAAAGCGTGTGGTCTTCCCATCTCCGTGGAGCGCAATGTTTTCAATGGGATCATAGGCGTTGCCTGTTGCCGAGATCAGGCTCTGGTTAATGAAATCATCGATGATGGATGGGTTGTACGCAACATCCCATAGTTCATAGGATTCTGAAGCTGTCTGCGCCGATGAGGCTGGCATGTACGCAAGTGTTGTTTTATTGTCGGTAATCGTTGAGTCTGTAACACGCCGTATTTCTTCATCATTGGACCCACTTGTAAATCGAATCCATTTCCCAATATGGTTGTCGTTCCCTCCGAGAACCAGGCTTGAGTCAACGAGAGTATTTTTCCCTACTGCTCCAGTTTCACTGGCAGCGCTTACATAGAGAGCGCCCAGAGCGTAACCGACATGCTGTCGTATCTGTTCGCGTGTCCGGCCTTGTATCACGGGCATGGATCACTCCTAGTACTTCGCCTTCTTCATCTTCTTTCCGGTCTTCTTGGCAAAGGCTTTTGCCTTTTTCTTCCCGGACTTCGTATAGGGGAACTTCCGCTTTCCTACTGCTGGCATATCATTCCTCCTTGTCGCTTGCCCCATTCTCCAGCTCGTGAACACGAGCAATCAGTTCTTCTATCGTGCGTCGCATCGCTGCATTCTCAACCTGTACGGCAAAAAGTGCGTTGTTCTTCAGCACTTCCTGCACATCCTGCGGCTGGACCTGAACATCAATTCCATTTCCTGAAGTCATATTATTTCACCTGATAGTATAAAGTATTGTTCGTTGATTCCTTGCGCTTGATCGCCTGCTTCCGAAAGTCTTCGAGTATCTTCCCGATTTCCTTCTTCTCATCAGCGGTTGGGCGCCTCTTGTCATATTTCTCACGTACTTCCTTCACGAAAGCCTCGGCTGAGTTGGCCATCATGTCTTCGATCTGCTCTTTAGAGGTATCTTTATCCGCTAGGATTTCGACACGAGTGACATGCTCAACACCAAACTTGTCTTTCGCTTTCAAAGTAAAGCGGTGAGAAACAATTCCTGATCCTGTTTCCTTGTTACCGCCCACAAGGGTCGTCCCAACCGGAACGACCCCCTGTGGTGTCCATAAATCAATGGGCATTAAACTATATTTAAGAATATTGAGTGGTATTCACCATTGACGGCAGTAGTCTTTCCCATTTGACCAAGGCAACCCCATAGAGTTGCACTACCTTCTGTAAAGTCTTCCATCGCACCTTCAGTGGCATCAGACCTCATTAATCCTGCACCCGGTGCCGGAGTACCTTGTATCAAGCAAACTCCCGGACCCTTTACTTGAAGCCATCCGTAACTACCACTGGCTATGTCAGAAACGGTTACACCAATCGCTGGACCTACAGGAGTTGTATTCGACTGAAGGACTCCCTCATAGAAACTCTTGAATGCACCAGCTTTAGCAGTACCGGCAAGAATCTCAGTAATGAACCCATCTTCATGGTCTATAGTTACTGTTACGTCAGACGTACCAGCAGGGTGTCCCTTGATCCTATATCTCCACCCAAGGGCAGTGCTAGCATCTACGTTGCTGAAAAGAATCCCATCAGCATATTCGTCTTTAGTAACTGATGCGCCAAAAGTGATACCTACAGTAGTACCGCCTGCGGAGCCGGTAGTTGCAACTGTGAGGTCATCATCATCGGTAGCTAGGAGAGCAGGAGCCTCCATTAGTTGACCAGCAATAACCGCCTCTCCAGTAGATGCATAGATATACTCTGTGTCTGCAATCTGCATCCTAGTTCCCAGCTTATGCTTTTTAGCGGTAGTGGTAACTTGTTCCCATCCCCATTTTCCCATAATCGTTTGTGGAAATGACATCAATTCGTCCTTTCTTACGGGTTCTTATGCCCCGCGATAAGCCGATACTTTTTTTGTCGCTAGGCTCGGCCAATCGTTACACCTAGCTATTCAACCTTTGTAATGTGGGCCCAGTTTTGATGAGGAAGTATTCTTCTCTTCCCCACCAGTTTCTTGTTTTTCTACCTTGGGAGCCTTGGAAGATTCCTGACACCATTGGCAGTCACAACTCTCACTGGGTGGCCACTGGAACAAACCGATCCGTGCCTTGCGTAACACATAATCAGGGCTACCGGGAACATTACCAACTGTCGTTCCAACTTCTCTGACTATTTCACCTTCAACATTCAAGCTGGCTTTATGCCTGTACAGAGTTGTCTTCGGCTGCCACTCGTCAATGTATTTCAATGAATACCCGACGTTGGCCAGGTCCAGCTTCTGTTGATTCCGCTCCGTTATCCCTGCCATCTGTTACTCCTCAATTATGACGTTGCAAGGTCGCCAATCTCAAAAATGATTGATGCGCCACGGTCATCATCTAATTCAAAGACACCGTAGTCGCTTGTTAATACGACCTCAGTTGCCCGGAGAGACGCATCCCTCTGGCGCTCTGAGCGGCTATCAACGCTCTTCAAGACGGCCATTGCTGTCTTGTCTGCAATGACACCATATCCCGAATCCTGACCGGATATTTTGGCAATGTTTCCATCTTCAAAGATCGGAACATTGTTGATTGGTCGTAATCCGCTGTAGAAGTTCTTCAAGAGATCGACACTGAATCCACTGGTGAGTTCACCGCCTCCGGCTCCTGCGGCTGAAGCAACAGTTGCCCCATCCTTGGAAAGGTATGCAACAGCATTCGGGTGATGAACAATGTAGAGCTGGTTACCGAACTTATTTGCCTTGGCGTTGCTGATTATGGCATGTGTGTTCGCCACATTCATGTTCCGGCCATCTAGACCGAGGGACGTTCCGTCATTAAGGTTTGGCCAGAGAGCGATTACATCTGTATCTTTCTTCCGGGCCATTCCATCACCGAGCTGGCGACCAATCATGGAGAACACGTTCTCCGCGCTCTGCCGGACTAACTTGTCCGTCAGAATGATTTTTGCTCCCACCTCAGATGCGGTGAGATCAACGGTCGTCATACCGATATCTTCTTCATCGATGATATCCTGACCGTCTACGAGGTCGCTCACAGACATCTGGCTGACCTTGGGAACGGTCACCTGTTTACTGCCACTCGGCAAGTTAAACTGCTCGATGAGCGCCATTGCTGGAGCGTTATGCTCCTCCGTGTAACGAGAACTCGCAATGATAATCTTTTGTGCGTTCTCTAAATTTCCCGTCGTGGCTGTCTGAGCCATATTGAATCCCCCTTCTTAACTTCCGAACGTCATTCTTCGCGCTGCTTCTGTTGCCGCCTGTGACCGATCACCATTAAGGTACGCGGTCAAAAGACGGTCATCTGAAGTTGATGCCTCCGCAGCGCCTTGACTGTTGTCGAAGGTCTGTGGTGGTACCTGGCCCTGCCTGAGACGGGCAAGCTCTTGATCCGTATCACGCTCTTTCTTCATGCGTTGTGCTTCACGCTCCATCTGTTGCGGATCAGCACTGCTAAGAAGAGCCTGATAGTCTGATACAAATTGCTTGTCAGCAAGCCCATTCTTTTCCATAAAGTGGAGAGCTGCCATCTGTCGCCCTTCCACAAATCCAACGAGATCGAGAGCCTTCTGCTCCTGTTGTTGCGACCGCATCTCGTTCTGCATATATTGTTTGGCCTGCGCCCGTGCTTGCTCCGGAAGATATCCGGCATCCGTCAGTTGCTGCTCATAGGTGCGGGCCTTGCGTCCCAAGTCATCACGGAACGCTCTCTGTGTTTCCTCTTGTCGTCGCCTTTGTAGCTCCTCAACCTCAGCCTGTGAGACCTGCTGTTGCTGCGGACCAGGAGCGGTCGTCTGTGCCGGAATCTCTGGTGGGTCTGCGGGGGCAGCCTGCGTGGTGGTGGTTGCATCAGGAGCGTCACCAACAACGGGTTCCTCTGTGGGAGAATCCTCGACGACGGGTTCTGGAGATTCGATCTCCAGTTGGTCATCTGTCGTAATATCGAGAAGTCCACCCTGCTGCTCGGCAGGCGCCTCTACCGGGGCTGCTGGAGCCTCTGGGGGCGCTGTCTGGTTCTCTGCATTTGTTGTCATATCTTCTTTCCTCCCATACCCTATCTAGTACATTCCTTCCCCTATAGTACTACATGCGTAAAGAATGTCACGCTGCTTCAACCGATTCTCTTTCTTTGAGCCAGTCGTTATACTTCTTGAGGAAGACGGGATCATCGCGTCTCCGTGATTCAAATGGATGCTTGTCATGGAGCCAGAGCATGAGTTCGAGGTCTCCCCCAGCACGAATATCGTTGTTGATGATTTCTACCTGTTTGCGCTTGAGGTCTCGTTCTGCCAAGTCATAAGCAGTTTTCACCTGCGAATAAATCGACCTGTTTTGCAGGTCGGACATGAGCTTGTTTCTTTGATCCCTGTCTCCATCCACATATTCCTTGATATATGGGTGTAACGCCCGGGGGAAACGCTGCTCGATATATTTTTGAATCGCGTCGTCCGTCACAACATATTCAATTTGTGACGCATGGATTTTCCTTAAGTCAGCGATCCCCTGCGTCTGCAATGCAGACGGGAGATATGCCTTCTCCATGGGGTTTATGAGGTCCTGTCGTCCAATCGATTCCAGATGCGCTTTCCGGAGTTCAAGTGATTCCACGTAGTTGTCTTTCACCGAAGCAGGGAGTTGGTAGAAGAGTTTCTCTGGAATGCGATACCGATTGAGATTTCTCGTGACAAAATCACGCATCTCCTGTGACCATTGTTCTTGCAGCTTGGCGTATTCCTCGTCATATGTGTCTGCATCATAGTCATCATAGAGATCATAGACGCTCTCCAGCGCTTCCTCGTTCGGTGTGTTGTCCTTGCGTTCCTTGAACTCGATACCCATCCCGCGCTCAAGACCCTCACGAATCCCCCGGTAGACATTGCGAATCTTGAAGAATTCATTGAGTCGTTTCTGTACGGAAATATCGTCACGTTCTGCAAGCTCTTCCAGCTTGCTCAACTCTTCCTGTCGTGCCTTGGTAAATTCTGTTGCGTCTTCCGCATAGTTCTCCTGTGCAATTTTTCTAACCATATCTTTCTGATAGGGGTCCTCGATATCTCTCCACTCTTTCTGAAAGAGATCCTGGGCAACCAGGTTTCGTGGGTACGCCGGGGACTCACGCAATCCAGCCAACCCTGCTCCGAGTCGTGCTGGGCCGGGCATTCTCTTGCCTAGCTCATCAAGGAAGTCCTTGTCATCACTCGTCGCATCGAGCGAATCAATCAATCCGTCCGTCACATAGGGTGCCAGC